ATGTGACTATTGCCGTCCGCATGAAGGCGGATAACAAAAGCATCATGGATTATTATCTGCTTCCTTCGCTTGATTTCAGAATATCAAATTTAAAATTGGAAGAGCAAAACACTAATTTTTTGGATTCGTATCGGTTTGAAAATTTGGGATATTTATATCAAATGGCGAAATGCATTTCCATTAGAGGACTTTTATGATGACGAACCAACTGCAAAATATTGAAATTAAAAAAATTTACGTTTTAAACCCTAGAGAACGCAATCGCCAGATTGCGGGAGAAATCAAGAAAAACATCGAAGATGTGGGACTTAAGCGCCCCGTTACGGTTACAAAAAAGGAATACCCGCAAGATGGTTATGAATACGACCTTGTCTGTGGACAGGGGCGTTTAGAGGCTTACATCGCCAATAACCAAGAAACCATCCCTGCCATCGTTATCGAAGCCAGCGAGGAAGACGCCTTGATTATGAGCTTGGTGGAAAATATTGCTCGAAAAAACTACCAACCTTTTGAATTATTCAAAAATGTCAAGAAATTGCGCGATTATGGATATACAGCGGAGGAAATAGCCGGAAAGACCGGTTTAGGTAAAGAATATATGCGTCAAATCATCAAATTGTTGGATCGAGGAGAAGAACGGTTGCTGAACGCGGTGGAAAACAATAAAATTCCATTGAATGTGGCAATTCAGATTATTGAATCTCCGGAAAGCGAAATTCAAAACGTTCTCCAAGACGCTTATGAGCAAAATATTATAAAAGGCAATAAAATACCGCAAATTCAGAAACTGCTTGAAATTCGTAAACGCGATGGCAAAAACATGAGAGTCAACAAAAACCATAAAACATTGTCACCTGCTGATCTCAATAAAATTTATGAACAGGAAATCAGTAGAAAAATGCTTTTGATTCGCAAGGCGGATAAAGTTGAAAGCACTCTTATATTTGTTACTGAAAGTTTCAGAAAACTCTTAACAGACACTAATTTCTCAAATCTTCTAAAAGCTGAAAATTTAGAAAAAGTGCCCCAATTTATTCTAGAAAAGGTTAACCCAGATGTCTAAACAGCTTTTATTACCAGCATTTGAAAATGAAATAGTTTCAATAAATGTGCGGGATATTTCTTTCACAAAAGATATCCAACCACAAGTGCTCGCAAGCACTAAGTTTCAAGTTATCATGACTTCCATTAAAGAGGTTGGTATCATTGAACCCCCGGTTGTAACCTATAGAAACGGAAAATATACCGTTTTAGACGGCCATTTAAGAATCCACGCCCTCAAAAGGCTGGGAGTGGATAAGGTTCGTTGCCTGTTATCAACGGATGATGAAGCCTTCACATACAATAAACACGTCAACAGATTGTCCAATATTCAAGAACACAAAATGATTGTGAAAGCTATTGAAAAAGGTGTGTCACCCGAGCGTTTGGCAAAAGTTTTAAACATTGATGTCGCTGCCATTATGCAAAAAAAGAACCTTTTGGCCGGCATATCTCCTGAGGCGGCGGAGCTTCTTAAAGATAAAATTGTCTCCAGTGGCGTGTTTACATATCTCAAGAGAATGAAACCGCAACGGCAAATAGAAGCGGCAAATTTAATGAACGATATGGGAAATTATAGCGCTAAGTTCACAAGATCCATTTGGCTGGCTAGTTCGGATAAACAATTGTTAAACCCTATCAAACGCTCAAACACGTTGGATATCGAGAAATTGGGACGTTTGGAAAACGAAGTCTCAGCTTTACAAGGAGAATACAAAATAATGGAGGACAAGTATGGTATTGATGTTTTGAACTTAACTCTAGCTAAAGGATACATCAAAAATTTATTTCAAAATGAACGAGTTCGCAATTATTTATGCATTAACGAGCCGAGTATTTTCCAACAGTTCCAAAAGATTGTGGAACTGGATGATCTTAATACAATAACCGAAAGGTTTTTGTGATGAAATTGAGAATAATGTCTGATTTGCACTTGGATGTAAATGCGGGATATCCTTTTAGAGCAAAGGCTTCAGAGATTTTCACCATAATATGCGGAGATATATCGGCATATTACAACAAAACCTCAAAATGGCTTAACCGATATGTTAAAAATGGCGTCTTTGTTGCTGGAAATCATATCGTTTATAATGAAAGCGGCCATTCATTGCAGTATTTTCTACAACGATACGAGGAACACTATCCATTGTCAGCACCATTGTCGTTTCTCAATGACACTTATAAAATTGTTGAAGATGTGGTTTTTGTCGGCGGCACGTTATGGACTGATTACAGATTATACGGATCTGAAACTCAAGATTTGCACCAATGGTGGGCAACACAATATTTGAATGATTTTCGATTCGGAAAGTTTAATCCGGCACATGATCTTATGTGTGAAAACATAAAATCACTACTGAAGTTGCGACCAGAACATTGTGTTTTGATATTTCAAAAAACATTGGCGATAATTGATGCAGTCTGCAAACTGTTTCCAGATAAAAAGATTGTAGTTGTCACCCACCATGCTCCAAGCCAACAATCCATTCCAGAACAGTATAAAAACGACGCCATTTCTCCCGCATACGCCAGTAATTTAGAAAATTTTATCCTTGACCACCCCAATATAAAACTCTGGTGTCATGGTCATATTCATACCGCCTGCGACTACCAAATTGGGAATTGTCGTATTGTTTGCAATCCCCGAGGATATGTAACACATTGTGAAAACACAGGATTTAAACCGAGATTTACAATAAAAATCTAAAGACACAACTAAAAACATATTTTTATATATAAAACACAATGATTGGTAATTTTATGAAAATTTTTGTTGCAAAAAAAATATAAGGATTTAAAATTATTCCAAATATATGGAGACATCATGGAAAATTTTAAACCACGCGCAAGATTGTTAAAGTTATTGGGTGAAGAGCTTATTGGCTCTCAACATTTGGCTTTGTTTGAATTAATAAAAAACGCATATGATGCGGATGCCGACAATGTTGTGATAAATATCAATAATGTTGATGATGTGAAATCCACGATTATTAGCATAAAAGATAATGGTTGCGGCATGACATTGGACACCATTAGGAACTCTTGGCTTGAACCTGGAACAGATGGCAAAGAAAGGATGGTTGAAAACAAAATATACACCGAAAAGTATCACAGGCTTCCATTGGGTTCCAAAGGTGTTGGACGCTTTGCCGCATATAAGTTGGGAAATATTGTTACATTGTATACAAAAACACTTGCGAATGGCGAATTTAAAGTTACGGTTGATTTAGATGAGGCTCTTTCAAAAAAATATTTAGATGATTTTTTTATAAATATTGAAAAGGTTTCTCCTGATAAATCGCATATAGAAACAGATAGCGGTACGGAAATTATAATATCAAATATCACAACACCTTTAACATTAAAAAGTGTCTTAAATTTAAACAGACAAATATTGTCAATACAATCTCCGTTTGAATATTTTGGTTATAAAAGTAAGAAAATAAAAAGTCCGATAAATATACAATTAATTTGTCCTGAATTCCAAGATGAATTAGAAAAAATATCAATTGGAAATCTCATAAACTCAGCTTTATACAGATTTAGATTTAATTTTGAAAATGGCAAATTGGAGTATGAATATAAGTTTACCCCTAATAAGCCACTTTCCACATCTGTTAATCTTGTGCCCCATGAAATAAAAAACACTATAGAAAACATCACAACTCTAGATAGGCATATTCCTGTAAAAGAACCATCATACTATAAGGAGCTACGACAACTTCAAGGTTCTTTTTATGTTTACGACTTTGATAATAAAATAATGCAGTATTATCAAAATAAACAAGCGTTAAAAACATATACTTTAGAAAATTCAGGAATACGTGTTTACAGAGGAGGAATAAGAGTATATAATTATGGAGAAAAAGGTGATGACTGGCTTGAACTTGACCAAGAAAGAATTGATGATCCATCTAAAAATCTAAGTAATCGTTTAATTATAGGTGCTGTTGAACTTGATTCTCAAACGACATCATATTTGCGAGAAAAAACAAACAGAGAAGGCTTCATTGACGATGAAGCGTACCAAAAACTAAAGTTGGTAATCAAATCCATTTTATCTATTTTCAATAAAGAACGCATTAAAGACAAGGAAAAGCTAAGAATTGTCACAGACAACAATTATAAAGAAACAATAACCAACATCCAAGAGCCTATATCAGAATTAAAAATTGCGGCAAAAAAAAATGGCGCACCGCAAGAAGTGTTTAAAAAAATAGAAAAAGTTGAAAAAGCTTACAATCAAATGCGTGATATTATGTTAAATTCTGGTCTTAAAGGGTTAAATACTGCTATAACTGTGCATGAGATTGAAAAAACTTTGTTAAGATTAAAACGAGCTATTGAGAACAAAGATTCTGATTTAATGAAAACAGAAATATCTATGGCTTTAGGATTGATTGATGGAATTAGCGATTTGTTAAAAAAAGATCCTGTGCGAAAATACAAAGCGTCCATAATTGTAAAGGATGTTTTAACTTTGTCAGAAGATAGATTTAATAGACACAATATATCTGTGGATTGCCCAATTTTAAATAATAAAAGTCGTGACTTTGAAATAAGTGTCCCTAAAAGAATGATTCAAAGTTCTTTGATGAATTTGATTGACAATGCCATTTATTGGCTGTCTGTACGTTGGTATCGAATAGAAGATATGGAGAAAAAGAAAATCTACATTAACGCCGAATATATAAACAACCTACCAGCAATTGTTATAAAAGATAATGGGACAGGTTTTCCCAAAGGAGATCGTGAAGAATTGTTTAAGCCATTTGTAACAACCAAGCCTATGGGAGTTGGTATGGGGCTAGGACTATATTATGTAAAAACAGCAATGGAAGCCATTGGGGGAGAAATTTTAATTATGGAACAAAATAACAGAGATGAAGGTGGCGCTATCGCTTTAATTTTTAAGGACTGAGCAATGAACTATTTTAACGACACTTTAATTATTGATGACCAAGTTGATGAAGCCTATGAACTCTCTGAGCTTTTTGCTCAAGGGGGAAGCTATCCAATAATTTTAAAGCCAGAACACGTATCTAAGGAGTTGGAAATTATACCTAAATTAGTTTGTTGTGATATTAATTTAAATGGTACTGATGATGATCAAAATTTTAAGACAATTGCGGGATTGCTAAAAAAAATATACACTGAAAATAAAAAAGGAATATATATTTTTATTGCGTGGACTTCTCATAAAAATAAGTTAGAAGCTCTAAAGAAATTTATTCAAGCAGATGCGGAAATATATCAGCCATTAGATTTTATAGCGATAGGAAAAGAAGATTACAAAAATAATCCTCAGAAATTAGAAAGAAAAATAAATAGTATTCTTAAAAATAAGTTAGGATTAAAAGCATGCTTAATATGGAATAGTATCATCAGAGAAGCTAACAACGAAACTTTTATAAATTTATCCAATTTAGCGAAAGATACTAATATTGATTTGCTGACATTATTGGGGGGACTAGCTAGTGTAAATCTAGGAGAAAATAGAAAAAAAGATGAAACTATTGCAATCACAAAACCACTCAGCTATATTTTGAGAGATAATATAGAAAAAAAACTAATTTATTCAAATTCTCAAAAAAAATTAAATGCAATATTACAAAAAATGCCCGAAAACCCTCTTGCATTATGCAATGATGAAATAAAAAGCAAGACAAATTCTATTTTACACATAAACTCGACCACTCTTCATAGTAAAATAATTCCAGGTGATGTGATAAAAATATCAGACAAGGAATTAAAATCTCTTCTAAAAAATACCCCTCCATCAAAATTAAAAGAAGATTTAATAAAAGGAACAGAAAATCCAGATAATGTAGAATTTGGTCTATTAGAAATAACACCTGATTGTGATTATTCTAATATCAAAACACATAACGTGAATAAATTTGCATTAACTTATTTAATACCAAACAGCAAAACAAAGAAATTAGATAAAGAGTATTATAAGCATACTAAAATCAAATTTATGTATAATGGCGAAGAATATATTTTTATTGTCGACTGTAGGTATATTTTTAGTATTATCCCGAAAAAAAAATTAATAAAAGACAAAATATTCAGCTTAAGAGAAAATCTTTTTACATCTTTTAGACAATATGTTTATACTTACAATTCACGAATAGGAACTATATCTTTTTAAAAATTTCCCAGACTATTTCCCCTAATTTTTTAGCCAACAAAGGTGGCACAGCATTGCCTATTTGATGATATTGTTCGGTTCTGTTGCCTTCAAATTTAAAATTATCTGGAAAAGTTTGCAACCTCGCCGCCTCGCGAGGAGTTAAACTTCTAGCTTGCGTTGGATCATAATGAATAAAATAATGTCCGTCTTTTGATATGTGAGAAATGACTGTTGAAGACGGCTCGTCTTTTAACTGAACCTTAAAACGGTCATTGAACACAGAATTACTTAAAATCGCATTTTGCACATTTTTATGTTTTGGCAATAAGTTTTTAGGGAAATCTTTTAATCGGGGAGATATTTTGTTTTTTTGAGCAAAAATTGAAGCAAAGAAATATCTCATTATATCTGAGGTTATATGTTTTCTTGATATGTGATCAGACACGCCATCCAGATTGGAATCATAGTACCATGACTTTAATTCTGCGATTATATTATCATTGCTTCTTTTAATATAAGCGTTTCCAATTTCCTGCTTCTTGGTGTTCTTAATCTCTTCCAACAACTCCTTGGGAGCATAATCCTGCCGTAATAAAATTTGCTTCCATGTTTCATAATCATCAGTATCTTTGGATATACCACTTCTTAATTTAGGCAAATCAGATATGACATCTCCAACTACAATCCTCTTGTTTTCTTTTTGTAACACACTTGGTTCCACATTTATGTCAGATCTAATTCCGAGAATCAGAACACGATGACGTTTTTGAGGAATTCCATATTGTTCGGCTTCAATCACGAAATCTCTTGGTTCATTATTTTTTGAAACAAAAGAATATAATTTATATGTTGCTTCATTTTTTTCATTCTTAATACTTAAATCATTTAGTATTTTGGGGAAAATTAACTCTCCATTTAGTTTGGATGATAAAATGCCAACAACATTTTCCATAACAAAAACCGCTGGCTTGTGAACGGAAATAATTCTTAAATATTCTCTGTATAATAAATGTCTCGGATCTTTTTCAAAATTATCTTTTTTTATTTTTTTTATAACGGAACGACCAACAAGAGAGTAGGCTTGGCAGGGTGGACCTCCTATTAACAGCCAATTTTTATTATCTCCTATTTTAGATTTTATAATGGCGTCCAATTCCTCGTTTGATGTGTTTCCCAATGTAACTTGGAGTATTTCTTGTTGCGCCTTGTTATATTCGCTAGGATAAAGAGCATATAATTCTTCTTTTGAAATTGAGCCTTTTATATAAGCATAATATTCTTGAGGAATTCTGTCTTTGGGGAAGCACCTGAAAAATTTCCTTAAAAGAAGCGTTTTACAAGCTATTGGATTATTTTCCACAGATAAAGCAATATTGAAAACTCGTTGTTTGTCATTTTCTGTTACCGAGGAAAACCCTTCTCCCAGTCCACCAGGGCCAGCGAACAGGTCAATGACAGGAATTTTACCAAAGTGTTTTTTTACCATTATATGCTAATATCCATTCCAATAAACATTACTAATAATACATACCGATAAAAAAAACAAAAAGTCAATCTTTTCATAAAAATCTTCACTGAATTATTTAGCGTCAAAAGCTCGATTTTTAAAATTAAAGATTGTTTATTTGGATTTTAAATGATGAATTTTATTTTGCTCTTTTTTATAATCTTCAGGATATTCTGTTTTCCATTGTTTCCATATAATTGTGTCTAAAATTAAATCACTTTCAGAAATAAAAGTGTTTCCTTTTGAAAAAAATTGCATCGCCACATTTTTCATCAACGGACTATGACCATTATGCTGTCTCCAATATTTTACAGCTGATATAATATGTTCAATCTCTTTTTCAGACAAAGGGCGTTTTTGTTCTCGCACGAAAGTGTCAATTATGTTTTTAATCGCTTTATCTTCTTGTGATGTTATATTCTTTTGGGACTTTGGATTGATAATCTTTTCCAACAGATAAATTAACACACCACAGCCTATAAAAATTGATACGCCTAAAAATGTCTCCATTAATAAAACTCCTAGATTTTAGATATTGTATTGTTGAATTTGAGAAACAAGTTTTTGCATCGTTTCCTCTATTGCGTTTTTTTTTAATTCACATTCCCAAATCACAAAAACTTTCCATCCCTCTAGCTCAAGTTGATGTTTGACTTCGGCAAATCTTTCTTGATTGCGTTTTATTTTATTTGTCCAAAATTCCACGTTGCTTTTAGGTATTCTAGCGTTTTTACAATTATCATGCCCATGCCAAAAACAACCATGAACAAAGATAACGCTTCTATGTTTTTTCAATACGATATCCGGCTTACCAGGAAGTCCTGTTTGGCAAATTCTAAACCTATACCCCATTCTAAATAATATAGACCTTACAATTTTTTCAGGTTTCGTGTTTTTAGAGTGAATTTTTGCCATTTGGGCAGATCTTTCTTCTCTAGAAATATTATCAACCATTTTTTTTACACTCATCAATAATAGACGGCTCTATCCATCTTATTTCAGGAGCCTTGCGTTTTTTGTTTTTATCCCAAATAAACCAAGCATACGCCGTTGGCCCAGAGCCACTATTCCCTTTGATTGTCTCAGGCATAAAAGTGACTCTCTTTGAAAACACATAAATTCTTGTGGGAGGCATTTTAAAATAAATATCATTATATCTTGTCGCACCTTCCAAAAAAGATAATCTCAACAACATGGCAACTTTGTTTTTTGAAAATTTTAACGCATGTAATACAAACAAATTTGCCTTGTTGTATGGAGGATTTGTTACCACATTATCGACACAAAACTTCAAATCTAAATAATTTTTATGTAAATCACCATATCCTCTGTCAATCAAATCGTTGCTAAGAACCTTATACTTGTTTTTAATCAAAACTTCTGAAATATTCCCTGTGCCACATGCCGGTTCAAATATGTCACCCTTAAATTTTTCATAATGTAATAAAACCTGAACTGCCCAAGGAGGAGTTGGGAAAAAATCATCCGAATCTTTTGGTGAAATACGTCTGTTAAAGCTCAATTTCACACCTTTCATCCAATAATTTCAAAAATAATCTTTCATACTGCGGAGCTCTGCGCACAAGCAATTCAACCCATTGTTTTATTCGATCATGTTTTACGGAGGAAACATTCCAAACATCTTTTAATGTGTCATTCGAAGCGATTAGAATTTGCCTTTTTATTTGTTGGAAATTGTCAAATAAATTATACACACTTCGAGAAACTTGCTGAGAAATCCCGTTTACTGTTATGTAAACTTTTCCACCTGCGGAAAAAGAATCCCTCATTGAGGTCGACACAATGCCATATTTTGACACAAGCCATAATGATAAATTATCGTATTTATCTTGATTGGAGCCTAGAATTTCAGGAAAAAAAGCATACCCGTATATAATAAGTTTTTGTTTTTCGTTTTGCTCCAATGTCTTCCATAACCGCACCTTTGCTGAAGAAGCATCCACCAACCGTTCGGAAGATTGTTCCTCATGGTCTTCCATCCACCAGAGACGTTCACCCTTTTTCAAATTCTGTTTATAGTATCTTATAACATCCGATACTGGATTTTCTTTTTTTCTTAGCTCATCATAAGAAATATTCATTTTATCAAAAATAGTTTCACCATTTTTTAAAGACATATCTATTTTATAACGAGGATAATGCGTCACCACAACTTCAGATAAACATTCTTCATATGGTCTAGATCTAAATTCGACAGGATTCGCCAACTTTCCAAAAGTCAAGAATATGCGTTCGACATCCTCAATTCTTGTTGATTCATTTATGCTCCCACCCAAGGTAATCCAATTAACATCCTTTGAGCTTTTAACTTCAACTCCAAAATACTTTCCCGCAACAATGTCCGGAAATCTTTGTCCTGAAACTTTAACAATAGAATTTTCAAAAACAGTTCCTTTGGCGGAAACATTAAGAGCGTTAAGCACATCGTCTTCCAATTTTTGCGCATTTCTCGTCAAAAAATAATCCATATTGTGCTGAGCGTTTTCATTAAGACATGTTGTGGCCTTATCAACCAATGATGAAAACTCCGACAAAGTCGGCTTGTTATTATGAGATATTATCATTTTTCTTCCTTAAAGTATAACGACCAATTTTCTTCAAGTCTTTTAGCCAAATTATAAGCCAAATAAGGAGGAACGGCGTTACCAATCAACTGATACGCTTGGGAACCAGAAACCCCGCCATATTCATTTTGACTATCCAATACAAATTTATAATCATCTGGGAATGTTTGAATTCTTGCGCATTCTCTAACACTTAAACGCCGTTCGCCCAGACCTCGATCTAGTTCATAAACATGTTTTCCCCCATGTTCTCTAGACAATCTCCTGAATTCAATATTTCCATGATGTTCGGAACGAATGGTTGGACCGACGCCATCAAGACGCACTTCGTTTTGTCCTTGACAATGATTTCCCATAAATTTAGCTTTTGAATAAACTTTCTGATCAGGATCGTTTGAGATGTCTGGTTCGTCCAGATTCATAAACGCCTCTTGCGTCGTTACCACAGGCATCAAGTCCGAATAATGATGGTGATAGGCGTGGGTTATCGGCGGATATGGATCATAATCCAATGGCACGTTTTCTTGCGATAAAGCCAACAATGCGTCTTCTTTTAGCGCCGATTTTTTGAATCCCAAGAAGATAACCCTTTCTCGCGATTGAGGCACTCCATAATCGGCGGCGTGTAAAACTCTTGCGGAAACCACCAAATAACCATTGTCACAAGCGGTCTTGAAATCCTCTTCTATAATTTTTTTCGCATTGGCCAAATTTGTCAGGCCTTTTACATTCTCCGCCACAAATAACTTCGGTTGCACAATGGAAATGACCTCCTTCATCCAAATGTACAAAGAACCACGGCTTTCAATGCTAGCTATGGAGTTATCGACTATTTTATTGCCATTATGACTTTTATCCGAGGAAAATCCCTTTCTTTTACCAGCAACTGAAAAATCTTGACAAGGAAAACCTCCCGTCACAATATCAACCTCTTTGGGAAAAACATCTTCGTTATTTTTCGCTTTTTTCACCAAATCGACAATGCTTTCAACATAATAAGTGTTTTGCTTATGCCCTCTTTTGGAAAAATAGCTAACCCATGCTCTTTTAGCGTCTTTGCGTATGTCATTTGCAAAAACAGTGGTAAATGGCGTTTTTCCAAGCATAATCCATCCGGAACGTGTTGATTTTTTCACATTCCAATCGGGATGCAAGGATTTATTGTACGAAGTCGCTAAAACTTCAAATCCACCTTCAAATCCTAAATCCATACCTCCACAACCTGAAAAAAGCGACAACACTTTTATTTTTTTACCGGCCATATCTTCCTCTTGAATTACAATGCGTTGTAATTAGCTATACTATAGCTTGCCGATAAAAATCAAGCAAACAACACGTTTGTGCACATATAGAAGATATTTTTATAAAATCATTTTGCACATTTTATCAAAAATAACATTGTTTGCGCTAATTCATCTGATTGTTTCATTATATGGTCATACCTTTTCCAGTTCACAAAACAATCCGCATTCTGGAAGTAATATATCTTTGTGTCTTCCCGCTGTTGGGGCTAATTCATCCAAATAGAGCGGTTTGCCGTTAAATTTTAAGCAGGTGGATTTGCGAGCACGCTCCATTTCGGCCGTTTTTTGGAAAACAACAGGAAAATCTTTCCGAATTTTATTCCAATACCCAGCGCCCCCCTTAAAACAGCCAATGCAATTATTGTTGTGATAACCTAATGTGTACATTTTCGGAACATCAATTTTCTGTTTTTGCAAAATCCGCAAGCAATCATTTTTGTTTAGCTTGTTTTCTATAAGCGGAAACACAACATTTTTTGTATTTTGCTCGCTCCAACGTTTCGCTCTGTTAATTTCCTTGGGAGTATACTCAAAGCCAAACACGTGTGTAAAATTCGCATAAGTGTTTTGAATTTTTTGCCGCACTTTCTTTTTTAACTCATATGTGCATGGCGCACCGTAAGGCGTGTTAAATATTTGCTTGGAAGCCACATCCAATGGAGACGCGTATTTTTCACTTCTGGCCGTTTGTATTTTTCGCCCGTACCATTTTTCACAATCTTTGATAAATCTTATGTTGTCGGGATGAGCGGCACCGGTTTCAATATACCAGAGCTCCACATCATCGCCAAATTTTTCAATGGCCAATTTACAAGCCACAGCGGAAGTGACACCACAACTAAACCAACCTAAATATTTCATCTTATCAACCTCAAAAATCTCCCCTGCGCCGATTCGACACAGGGGATTGCTTTATTTGCCTGTCTTTTCGCTCCGAACAATTTCCACAATGCCAAACGCGGAAACCGCCAGTGCGACAATATGTTCCACGAGTTCGGGACTGATTGCCACGCCAAGGCCGGATAACAAGCCGATCAAGCCCCGCCATGTGGAAGCTTGGTTGAGTTTTAAGAGTTCAATAAGTTTAAGCATTTTCATTCCTTTCATAAAAAAAAGCCCTGATTGGGCGGGTTAATAAATCGAGTTTATTCCTTGCTGGATTGTTTCATCGGAATAAGGCTGAATGCCGTTTTCCATGCGGATGACAGCCTTGATAAACACCGTCAACACGCCGCGTTCCTCAATATCTATTATTGTGTCCGGAAAAACGCCGAGTTGTTTGGCAATCGACTGGACATAGGCGGTAGTTTGATTTTCATTCGGTGGGGCGTAACGGCTGATAATCTGTCGAACCGTGTTTAAACCGTGAATTTTCTTATAATTGACAAGAACCTTTGCCAACGCCCTGATGCCGTAAATCGAATCTGTAAAAACACAAAAGGCAGGATCCATTGTCCTGCCGTTCGGGTTTAAGCCTTGCCAAGTAGCTCCATGCCGGATATTTCCAGGATTATTGTTTCTTATGCCTCTTGGTCGTTGATTCATTGTGTATCTCCCATATCATCTCCCTTAAATCGTCAATTTTGAGTTCAAGCCGGTTGATGTGCACCTGTGTCGCATATTCGCGAGCAACCTGAACCTTAAAATCGCTGAGTTCCTTGCGTATTTCGCCAAACTTATAAACCAGCCAAACGAAAGCCGGAACGCAGACTATCTGTAAAAACTGCAACCAATCCATTATGTTTTGTAAACCTCCTCACTTTCATTAACACAAGATATTTCCACTGTATCGCCTCGAGGACGCACCCCGATGACTTTTGCCATCATTGACATCTTGCCCTTTGTGCCAAAAGCAAAATGTGTCCGTTCTCTGGCTGTGCCGGTGTAAATTTCAAAATCCGGCGTTGTTTGCAGAACGGCCTCGCTATCCACCGCACCACGAACGACTTGATAAACGTCGCTCATAGAACCATTCTGCAACCTAAAACTAATAAAATGCTCTTCGTCTGTTTTCCAAATCAGGCTTTCCGAGAGCTTCAGCATATTGCCGGAGATTGATAACACTTCGCCGCCTTGTCCCCATTCGCACATATCATGAGTTATGCTGATTAAATCGCCGTATGTCGGTATCAGCCCCTCAAGTTCTGTGCTGAATGTGATGTATTTTCGCCGATAACGGTTGCAGGCGCACATATAATAGCCTTCTCGTTCAGCGTGAGCTTTATCTGTGCAACCGAACAAATCTACATTGGCGGGATTTTCTTCGGTGCTGTCAGGAAGTTTGGTTACGACATCGTCATATTTCCAGTATTTATTTGAGAAATATTGCACTTTGACACTATCCGCCGTATCTTCAGACGGCATGACATATTCTATTGAAAAACTGTCTTTGATAATGTTTCGCGGCGTAAACATAGCGGTGGGTATGGTTTTCAGTTCATCGCGAATAATCCGTACCATACCGGATTGCAAAATAGGCAAAGCTCTGCCACACCGCGCAACTTTTGACACTGCCTCCCAAATTGTGGTCGCGCTATCAAAAATCCCGTCAAAATAATCTCCACGACTTTCCCAAACCTTGTCCAACTGTTCCAATTCCGCCAAATGTATGCGTTCATCGGGCAGTTTGCCGCCATATTGGGCTTTTAAGATGTCGGCAATGCTCCAAGCTATGGAACGACAAGCAACCGGCTCGCTCCAACCGGTTTCGTTGTTCCATTTCTTAACCTTGCGAGTAATAATGGCGTTGATTTTTCGGCTGGAATTGGATGATAAATTGTTGGTTGCCCGCATTTTGATTGCTAAAAGCGTCATTTCGCCAAAGATTGTGGGCTTTTCCATATAACCTTTGAGACTTTCCCAATAGATAGCGTGAGCCGCGCGGGCGCTGGTATCTTTGGTATCAAGGCGAGTAGCTCGGACTTCATAACGCCCCATCGCGACACTATAATTATATGTAAGGCGAATTGGCTTGTTTTGTGCCGCCGAATAAGTCTCCGAACCAAGCACAAACCAGTCTCCCAGCGGATTACCGGAATCATCAACGGTTCTGGCTTCCACTTTCCATTGAATGGTTTTAGAAGAAAGTCCACCGCTGTCATTGGCATAATACAAACCGGCAGTCATCACCATATCAACGCCGATTTTATCAATTTTTGTATCTTCAGGATTGACGATGAAACCACCGGTATATTCATCTTTCATTAGTTCTTGGCCGGCAATTTCCGCCGCCATAACAACATTCGGATTAAAAAGCGTAACCTCTTGGTTAGGTTCGACAATTTCATATTCCACCTCTGCAAAACTACTGATTGGCGTATCATCAATGCGAAGTTGCTCCACTTCACAATAACCTTGGGTCAAGACATGGAGCTGGTGTAGATACTGCTCGTTATTCTTATATTCGGTATAAGGTTTGGCGGCAAAATCAGGGTAAATAATATGCCGACCATATAAAACCGGAATGACACCACCGAGTTTGGCTTGATTACCGCGTGCATTTAAGGAATAAGTCGGGCTTGTTTCCATAGATGACGAAGCGTAAGACGAACTCAAGCTGCTGGATGGCGAGGGAATAACCGCGTTAACCAACATTGAGCCACCAACACTGACAGCGGTTGCCGCGGCGGCTCCAGCCAAAGTTCCATAAGCACCGGCGGCAATTCCGCCGGTGTAATACGCGGCCACCATAACGGCTACCGACAACACGACCTTGAGAGGATTAGAACCACCACCGCCGCCACCTTGCGGTAAACATAAAAATGCAAGATGGTCTGTCATTTTGGGACAGATGTTCCAATATCGCCGTAACAGTGGCTCGCCGTTTAAAAAGCAGATAAATGGCAGATTTTGCGGACTGATGTTGTATTCAGCAACAATTTCCGCCACATTTATTTGTTTTAGGCAATAAAAAACCTCGCTTTGCGCGAGGTTGAAAGGATTTTGTATTTTAACTATTTGCATTATCTTTTTAAATATACGGATTCTATAAAATCAGTAGTTAACATAAATTCAGAAATGGTTTGTTGTAATGATGATAAAGCATTTTCATCGCAAAAATATATTTGTATATGTTTATTTTTAGTGTCCCAATATCCTACAATATTATTATCAATATGTTGTAAAGTTTTGTATAAATCAGCTACCATTTTCTTTTCATCGGGCATTGATAAGTTTATGGAACGTAAATCTAGTGTATTCTGATTTAAGTATTCTTGAGATATTTCTTTAATTTCGGATAAATTTAAAGGAATTTTACTAAAAACAATTCTTAATTGATTATTTTCTACTTGATAATCAAAATTAACATTAAGTCCAAACGTTAAATTTTCTATGAACTCTTTGAATTTATCGTATTGCATCACATCTCCTCCGTATATTTTAATATTTGAATAATCTGCCAGCCGTTCATTTTAAGTTCTGGCAATTTTTGAAACACCACGCCAACGCCCTGCATATTATGCAAGACACCACCGCCGTCAGCATCGCAATAAACACCGACATGGCAAGGATATTTGTTCTGTGTTAGAATGACAATGTTTTTATCCTTAAAATCAGAAGTTTCTTGTAAGTGGTTATAATTAGAAAATTTTCTGAACTCGCATAAAACATCTCTCAGGTTTGTTGCGTCTGTTACAATCGGCGATAGTTCTATCTGCAGCTCATTTTTGTAAATGTCCCGAACCAATCCCCAACAATCGTATTCGCCGTTAATCCACGGCTTTCCGATATATTTTACCGCCCAATGTATCATTTTAACTCACTAACCCCATAAAATTTGATAACCGATAAGTTTCATTCGGAAATGTTTTGTTTCCGATGTCGGTCATTCTGGCCTTAGCCGTGATTTTGTAGACATCGCCACTGACTTCCGTAACGGTCAAGCTAACCGGTGGTATCATTTGCGGCGTTTCCAAATCCGTTGACAGATACGGCCGGTAAATAAGCTCGGTTTTGTGTTGCGAGGAAGCGGCGTTGTCTAAATGCTTGATAATTTCACGGCTGACATTATCAATCTCAATTGATATTTCCGGAACAGCGGATGTATCAACCGGCGGCAACTCCAAATCAAAACACATCGCTAAAAACTCAACATTTTCGCCGGTTTCTAATTTTGCCGCGATATTATGAAAGCCCTGAACCAATCGAATTGTGGTTGGATTTCCGTTATCATCAATAAAATCCGGATGTTTGATTTCCAACGTATGATAAATAAAAACATCGCTAGGACTTGAAGCATACGCCTCAATAATCGCCTCTTGTAAAACATCGTTTGGCATTTTAGTTTCCTTTACATGGTATAAAAGTCAATTCTCCACCCGTTAATTTGACAACATCACCAGTATCAACTAAAAAAGATAAACTGTTCCAATCTTCCCAATGACCATAAGAGCCGTATTGATGAAAAACTGTATTACCATTTATGTAACCATAAATAGAACTATTATACACGGTATTTCTCATTAGAATCCAACCTGTTTGAGAAATTATAACATCCGTATTTAATGCTAATATCTGTCGCCGAGTCCAATCTGGACAAAGCCATTTTATCATTTTGGGAATAGCCGTTACAGATAAATTGGAAATATCTGTGTTAAGTTTATTGGTAAAATTGCTCCGTATTTCTGCAGTTTCTTCTTCTGATAGAGGCCTGCTTATATCGGCACACTTTATATATACCAGCTCATAATAAGATTTAGGGCGGGTTTCATTGCCAAAACGAGGATTGCCATTAGAACTGTCTGTAATGGGAGTAACCGCGCACAACCAGTCAGATGTTCTAGAACCGCGTAATTGCATGTATTCGTCTGTTCCATTTGTTGCTGATGGATTACCTGTATAGCCATCATTACCAAAAATATCCGCGCGATAACCTGAAGATGTCGAATCCTGTCTGTAAACCATTTCGTGCCAATGCCCCTGAAATTGGTCGTTTAAGACATTACCGACATTATCAAGCGTGCCGCTTCGGGCATAATTGGCAAGCAAAGGCAAAATAACGGTGTCATTATTAACTTTGACATAACTGGCGCACATTCCATAATTAGCAACCTGACTGTCATAAGTTGCCTCATCAACAAAGACCAAATAATCGGTATCAACCAGTTGCGTAAAAAAATCAGGGTATCTGGCTCTAGTAATGGTATTTTTGAACCAGACAGGCTCGTATCCGTCCGGCACTTTTTTATTGGCAGGAACTGATAACCGAGAGCCAAGAGGTGCCGGAGCGGCGGATTCAGCATAATATTTGGCCTGATTTGCCTGAGCTTCCGCCCGCTCAATTTGTTTTTGCCCCTCGGTTTGCACATTGGCAATTTGTGTGTTTCCGGCGGAATTAACGGAATTGATTTGTGTTACACCGCTGTTTTGAATTGCCGAAATCTGTGCCGAACTTTCGGTTTGGATTGTTGAAATGGCTGTATCGGTCGCAGATGAAATATTATTAAAAATCTGGTTTGCCTGATTCTTTATATTTAAAGTGTCGGTTTTAAGCTGTTCTGTATCTGATTTTATAATATTTGTATCATTTTTGAGCTGATTCGTGGCATTTCTAGCCGCAAGAGCCTCATCTCTGGCACGTTCAGCCTCCGCTACCACATCAGAAACGCCGCCAGTTATCTCCTCGCGAATGTCTTTTAATTGTTTGGCTACCGTTGGCACATCGCCGTTTTCAGTCTCAACCGTGCAGTTTTCATCACCATGGACAATCGCGTGCCATTTTGAACCGTCTGTTTCCGCACTCGCTACAACGGCTTCCAGTCTTTCTTCCATATTGGCCATAATAAACTCCTAATATCCCAAAACCCACCAGCTTATATTTCCAACATTATTATTCCCGTTTCTGAGAGTCGCTCCTGTTTTTGACAAGTTATAAATTCCGCATCCGGCATCGCTATTGGTACTGAAAGCAAAATTAAACGAGGCTTGTCCAGTCAAACAGGCATTGGGAAATTCAGTCGGAAAGGTTAATGCCGTGTCTCCGTCTATTTTGCAGGATGTGATGCCATACTGAAAAATGAAATGGCGGATTGTTCCATTTGCCAACAACAACGGAATTTTGAAATAATTGTTTGAATTATTGGCGGTCATTCCCAAAGCTGATAACACCTGCGAAAGGTTGATATTGGCACAGTCAATGTCCAGCTTGTTATTTGTTGCGTTTTCTGCTCTAACCGCCGCGGTTTCCGCTCGGTCAGCCTGATTGCTGGCTAACTGTATTTGTTCGGTGGCGGCTGTTTGCGTGCGATTGACCTGTATGTCTCCGGTTGTTTTTAATGTGGCAATCTGATTTTGTGTTTCGGTTTGAACATCGGCAATACCTTTGTTTACCGCAGAAGATATGCTGTTGAATGTGGTTTGAGCCATATTTTTATAGCTTTTAGCCGTTTCCGTAGCTTCTTCCGTATCTGTCTTTAACTGTTCAATCTCATTTTTTATGGTTAAAGCATTATCTCGTACGGATTTAGCCTCGTCTCTGGCACTTTCAGCCTCTGCCACCACATCAGAAACGCCGCCAGTTATCGCCTCGCGAATGTCTTTTAATTGTTTGGCAACAGTTGGCACATCGCCGTTTTCAGTCTCAACTGTGCTGTTTTCATCGCCATGGACAATCGTGTGCCATTTCGAGCCGTCTGTTTCTGCCTGTGTTACAACGGTTTCCAGTCTTTCTTCCATATTGGCCATTTATAAATCCTTTATTGTTTTCGGGCAGGTAATGTGGACATACTCGTGCAACCGATTAACAGATTGCGACAATTTCTCAAAATCATTAGAAAGCAAGATATTCAAAGCCCCCTCTGATAGGGTAGGCCGCTCGCGGATTTCAAGTTCCGAGGTAATCGCCCATAAAATACCGTTTTGCAAACGGGCGGTAAATTGTTGGGTAAACCGAGCCTCTTGTTCAATCAACCCCAAGCCGCCCAACAAAGAGATGACAAACCACTCAGCTCCCTCTTTGGCGTGGTATTTATACCACGCTTCAAAGAGCGAAAACTGTGAGGCATTCATAAACCACTTCACGGTAATTTTGCTTGGAACAGAATCAAAACGCCGCCGTTGTCTAGCTGTGCCTGATTCCATTTGGGTACGGATAATAGCCTCATTGGGTGTAATGGAATAATCCTCAACCAACGGCAGAGGAAGCAAATCTGGGAATCTTGCTGTCATGACATATCCTTTGTTTATCCGTAACTACCGTATGCGGGATTAAGCCCGTAGCGGCGTTCTAATGCCGGGGCAATTCCTGTTCCTTTTGATACATTGCGCGACATTGAGCTTTCGATTTTCTCAATCATAATATCAAGGTTAAATTTGCCATTTCCTTGGTTTGACTGAGAAACTGAGGCTTTGACATCCGAGGCGGCGTTATTAACGACATTGACACTGATATTTACGGTTGAGCCATTATCTCCCAGCGCCTTCATCTGTTCTCTAGTAAAAACGCCTTCGCCGCGTTTAGCGATTATCGGCACTTCATCTCCGACTATGCCGCCACTATGGAATCGTGGAGCACCGGCAAAAGCCAAAGGACTGGCGGATTTGAGTGCCAAATTGTCAGCTCCGACAATACCGCCGGTATGTGCCATCGCAAAGCCCAAATAACCGCCAAGACCATTCATCAACGGTTGTGTAATTGACTGCCTGATAATAATTCGTGTCAAATCGCTGATAATAGCGTTGGCGAAATCTGAAAAGCTGGCTTTCCCGGTTGTGATAAAAGAGGTCAGAGTGTCTTCCATACTGTTAAAAGCGTTTTTGACAGCACTTTCAGTAAGACTGGCAAAATCATTAACATCTTTTTGGATATTCAAGAAACCACGCTTAAAGCCATCTTCCAAAGATTTTGACGATTGAAGTGCCGTTTCATTGGCTTTTTTTACCATATCGTCATAAACCTGTCCAATCTGGTCTTTATATTTTTGATAATCCGCCGAATTGGTGTTAAGATTGTTTAGAGCGTTTTTCCGCCATTCATCCGCTTTAGCCATAGCTTGTTCATAAGGCGTTTTAAGCTCTAAAATTTTTTGCTTAATGTCCTCAATGTTCTTTTTATATTTATCTGCGTCAATATTGGAAGCCGGCGTAACAGTTGTCTCGGTTTCCACCTTAATTTTCGGGCGTAACTCAGGATTCTCAAGATATTTCAGTTCATCTCTTGCCGTCCTCGCGTCTTTTTCCGCCGCTTTCAAAAGCAGAATTTTATCTTGAATTTCTTTTGCTTGTGGCTGAAAATCAGGATTTTCGGCGGCAATTTCCCAAATTTCTTTTTGATATTGCTCCAAATCAATCTTGGATTGACGAAGAATATCAGCGATTTCCTTAGCATAAATTTCATAATCTTTGAGAAAGGCATTCGGTGCAAAACGAGTTGTAAGCGACAATCCGCCGGTCTTTTTCAACTCCTCCCGCAAATCACGAATATTCTGCTCGGCGGTCTTTAGTTTTAAGCCCCATTCAGCCATCGCCATGTCTTTGGTCTGTTGGGCTGAAAATTTAGATGCTTCTTCCGCCGTGGTCTTGAGTTCATCTTTAAGTTTTTGCAAAGTTTCGGCGTGGTCTTCCGCCGCGCGTTTAGCGACATCATGGCTGTCAACGAGCTTGTAAATAGCCATTCCTGCTAAGATTGCC